ATTTAATTTTGATGTCACAATAGCAAATTGCTTTTGTTTGGGTTGTTTGAATTCAGGCACGGCATATGTTTTGTGCAATCTTTTTGGAGACTCTGGAATAAGAGTAGAAAGGAGCTAACTATGTGGATCGAAAAATGGAAATTGCAACCAGTTCGCCGCTGCTGTAAAGGTAAGTAGCTCGCGCCGCTCGCGGCGGCTTTCAAAAGTAAAAGGACTTGTATAATGTCAAAGAAGTTGTTAACAGAGTTTTATGAATTATGCCCCAATGGGGTTTGCGAAGATATATTAACGGAATCGGAAAAAAGAATGGTTAGGGAGAACGGTGCTCTTTTTCTTTCTGGAGTGATCCAAAGAGCGGAGCATTTGAATGGTAATGGTAGAGTTTATCCCCGACCTATCTTACAAAGAGAAATGAGCACTTATCGTAAGCTGATCGAAGAAGGAAGAGCAGTTGGAGAACTGGATCATCCAGACTCTTCTGTTGTGAACCTTCGTAATGTTTCCCACAAAGTTACTGACTGCTGGTGGGATGGTGATAATGTTTATGGAAAATTGCAAGTATTGAATACACCTTCTGGTCAAACTCTTCGCGCTTTGGTTGAAGGAGGTGTTAAGATTGGGATCTCATCGCGTGGATTGGGCTCTGTTGTTGAGTCTGCCGGTAGAACATTAGTAGAAGATGACTTCCAGCTTATCTGCTTTGACATTGTACAAGAACCTTCTACTTCTGGTGCTTTCCTTTTCCAAGAAGAAAAGCAAAGGCTTCATGAAAACAAAAATGTAAAAATCAATTCACTTTTAGATGACATTTTAAAGGGATAAAATGAAAATCAACCTTGAAAAATTAAAAAACATTATTAGACCTATTGTTAAAGAAGTTATTGAAGAGTCTTTGACAAAAGATGGTCTTTTAGCTTCCATTATCCAAGAGACAGCAATCGGGTTGGCAAAAGCACAAGTTATTGTTGAAGAAAAGAAAACCAACCAATCTCAAAAGATTAGAATGGAACAGCAAAATAGAAAAAATCAAGAAGCAAGAAAAAAGCTTTTGGACTCTATTGGAAGTCAAAGGTTCAATGGTGTGAATGTTTTTGAAAACACAAAGCCAATGACCGCTCAAGAAAGCAGCCGTTCCCCCTTGGCCAACCAAGATCCAAATGATGCGGGTGTGGATATCACAGCGCTTCCGGGAATGGGAAACTGGTCAAAACTAATTTAAGGGAATAAAATGGCTACAAACGTAAAAATCTTTAAGAGAAAAAATGAAACAGAAGAAAACCTTGTTAGGCGATTCATCAAGAAATGCAAGAAAGAAAGGATCGTTGAAGAAGCAAGGGAAAGAAAAGAATATCTTAAACCTTCTGTAAGAAAGCGAAGAAAGCGCGAAAGAGCGCAAAGACAAAGAGAAAGAGACGCTCGGAAAGCTGCAAAGCAGTTGGAAAAGTTCAAAACAAGAAAAAGGAATAAATCAAAATGAGTTGGAAATATTATGACGTTGGACTTCACAATGTTGGAAGTTATCAGGTCTCAGGGAAGCCTTTTTTAACATCTTCAACTGCTCCAGCTTCTGGTTCCGCAGTAACACCCTTGAAGATTACCTTTCCCTTTGTCACGAAAAAGATCGTATTGACAAACAATGAGCAAACAGCAAACGAAGATATGCGCCTTGCAATGTCTGCTAGAGGTGTTCGTGATGAAGTTTCAAATTACTTTGTGGTCCACGCAGAGAAAGATGGGAACGGCTATTTGGAGCTTGACATTAAATGCACAGAAATCCACCTTATGTCAGACGGCTCACATACTGCTGACTTCTCTGTTTATGCTGCTTTAACTTCAATTCCTGTTGAAAGAGTTACAAACATTAGCCCGTCTGGTTCAAACTGGTCTGGCTCTGCGGGAATTGGATAAATCAAAATGGCTAGAAGGTATACTGATTCTTCTTTTGTTATTCAAACTTTGGCAGAACTTTCCAGCCAAAGAGATAAGACGATCGATCAAGTTCCTTTTTCGATTGGGCCATTTGGAGCAGCAGGGTTGCACCAAAGAAACAATGCTTATATTGTTTCAGAAAGAGAAAACCCAAAAGATTTTTTATTTGAGGTTGAAAACATGAACTTTAATTTTAGAGAAATTACAGAAAGCACAACGGCCAATGCAAATGATCGTGTGATTGGTGTTAAAACAACCACTGCCGAGGCTTCTGTTACAATCAATCTTCCCCCTGCTGCAACCGTTAGAACCGGTTTTGTGCTTATCGTCAAAGATACCGAAGGAAGTGCAGCAGATTATAACATTGTTGTGGATGCTGCTGGCTCTGAAACAATTGATGGTGCAGCAACTTTTACAATCACTAAAAACTATGCTGCTATCAACTTTGTTACAAACGGCTCCAATTGGTTTGTTTATTAATAAAAGGATATAGAAAATGGCTTATAAACAAGGTGCAGAAGTAGACGGTGTTGGTGGCGCGGGAGCAGTTCAACATGTATCAACTGGCACCACCTTATCAGGAAGTCAAAACTTTAAAGTATCAGAATCTTCTGTTGCTGTGGAAAATAAACACCTTTCCTTAACTGGCGCTGTTGGGGAACTTGAAACCCCGGCAACTCTTTATTTTTATTCTGGCGTTGAAGGTGGTGATAATATTCAAGTAGATGGAAACGGATTTCAAATTAACTCTTCCACGTCTGCTTATCTTAACGGTTCCACTATTGGAGAGATCTCTGCCCAAGAAGTTGGCCTTTCTGGTTCAAATTCCGTTGCTCTACATTCGGACTCTGGCTTGGTACAGTTGAGTGCTTCTTCTGGAACGCAGATCACCGGTGCTCTGGGTGTTGATGGGACTACCACTTTGGGCACAACAAACTTGGGAACAACCTCTGTGCAGGGCAACCTTTCTGTTGAATCCGGCCAAGCATACGCAGTGATGTATGGAACAACAATTGAAAGCGCCGGCACAGTTTCTGTTAACTTGAACAACGGAACAAGTCAAATTTTCTTTGTTAACGCCACCAACGTAACAATGTCAAACCCAACGAACGGTCAAGATGGCGGAGTATACAACTTTATTTTCAAACAAGATGCAACCGGCTCTAGAGCCTTAACGTTCGGCTCTAAGTATTTGTTTCCGGGAGGTACGCTCCCTACTCTGACAGAAGCCGCAAACGCTGTTGACGTTGTTTCTTGCATTTACACAGGGGATGTTGATGGTGGCGCACTTCTTTGCTCCGCTGTTAATAACTTCTCTTCGAGCGCATAAGGTAAGATATCATGTTTACTATGCCAATGGGAATATATGGTAGAGCTAGTGGTGGAGGAGCTAGCTATATCCTTCCAGTTGTTTATTACAAATTTGAAAGTCAAGACGGCTCAGATACTTCCAATGCTGGTAATTCTTTTGATTTTACCTTAAACGGCTCCCCGGCTTTTACTGGCTCTGTCCCTACGGGGGGTGGGTCTTATTCTCTTGTTATCGACGGTGTTAACGATTACGGCTCTACCTCTGACAATGCTACAATTGGTTCCGCCATAGATGGAGGCTACTCGGTCTCAGCTTGGATCAATCTTTCCCCAACTCAGTATGGCAACACAGGCGTACCATTCTGGAATATATATGACAGCGGTAATGGGAACGCTAATTATAAAAACGTTGCACAAGGTACTTTATATGGTCACAACAGTACAACGTATGGCTGGGGAGTGCAGGGTATGCACAGAGGGACTGGCGGATTTAGCAGCATTAGTGTTAGTTACGGTGGTATTGATTTTTCATATGGCTCTGGTTGGAGCGCTGCAACATCTTGGTTCCACGTTGTCTGGACTTATGATCCAACAACAGACACACACACGCAATATGGAAATGGCAGTCTGCTTCGCTCAGGAAACCCAGCATCTGGCGATCCTTTGATACCGACCAGTGCTAAGTTTGAAATAGCTAGAAACGATACCTCAACAGCGAACCAAGATTTCTTTGTTGATGAGCTTGCGCTTTGGGGGCAGGTTTTAACAGCAGATCAGGTAACAACTCTCTATAACTCAGGTGAAGTTATTGATAACAATACCGCACTAGAGGAATAAAAATGTCAAAGTATGCAATTATTTCATCTTCAGATTTATCTTCTTATGATTTCTCTTATTTGGGCAACGTGAGAAAGTCGTTGGATGAAATTTTAGCTGTTGTAGAGTGGGAAGGCTCAGATCCTCAGTGGGTTGTAGACCTTTCAGCATCAGTTTTAACACAAGAAGAGGCACAAGCAACAATGTCAACGGCAGCATGGACTGTCTTAACAGGCTCTTCTTGATCAAAATAAAGTATTTATTAGAAATAACAACTATTTATTTATAAAATTTAAGTTTACTAGGAGTATAAAACATGTCTTCTTTGTTAGAGCAAGCAATCGTAGATGCAAAGGCATTAAAAGAAGTTGCAATTCAAAACGCTGAAAGAGCAATCATTGAAAAGTATTCTGATGAAGTTCGTTCTACTTTGGATCAACTTTTGGAACAAGAAGAGCCTGCTGGCGAAGAAGTTGGCAATGGTGATCTGGAACCTGCATTGGAAGAGGAAATTCCGTTCGCACACAGAACTTCTGATGTCGAGCCTCAAATGGTCTCTATCGATCTTCAGCAATTGGAAGAAGAGATCAACAAAAGGTTTGAAGGTGTTCTGGCAGAGAGAAAGTCTTTTCTGATTGCAGAGCCGGAAGTTCTGGAAGAAGCAAGCTGCGGCGGCCCTCACAAAAAAGATGAAGATGAGCCGGTTTATATGGAAGACGAAGAAGAAAAGCTTGAAGAAGCTAAATGCCCTTCGGATTGTAAATGTGAGAAGTGTAAAGACAAGCTTGAAGAAGAAATTGAATTGGATGATGAACTTTTCTTGGAAGAAGGCTTCTATTTGGATTACAAAACCCAACCCACAGGACATGTTGGTGCTTTCACCGACTCTGAAATGGAATTGGCAATGGATCTTGAAAGAATCAAAGAAAAATATGAAGACAAGATCGAAAAACAACAAGGCATTATGCAAGAAGCAGTTGAGATCATTGAAGATCTTGAAGCCAAAAACAAAAAATATGAGAATTACTTTAAGAAACTGAAAGAAAGTTTTGAAAAAGTTAAATTAGACAACACAAAATTGATGTATACCAACAAGGCCCTGATGAACGACTCCCTTAATGAGCGGCAAAAACAAAAGATTGCCGAAAGTTTGTCAAGCGCCAAGAATGAAGAACAGGCCAAGATAATTTTTGAGACATTATCACAAAGTTCAATGGGAAGCAACAGAGTTGCTCCAAAATCATTGAGCGAAGCAGTCGAAAAACGAAGTCTGTTGACAGTGGCTCCTCGAAGAAAAGAAAACAAGGAGACCATTGAAGAAGCAATCTCTAGCCGTTGGAAGAGATTGGCAGGAATTAAAAACTAAAATTATTAATTAAGGAGAAAACAAATGTCTGTATTGAAAACTTTGACAGAAGGCATTGTTGAGCGTGACCTTGCACAAGAAGGCAAAGCACTTCTTTCCAAGTGGGAAAGAACTGGTCTTCTCGAAGGTCTCACTTCTGACTATCAGCGTCAGTCGATGTCTCGTCTGCTTGAAAACCAAGCAAAACAACTCTTGAAAGAAGCATCCTCGATGGCTGCTGGTGATGTGGAAGGCTTCTCTGCTGTTGCTTTCCCGATTGTTCGTCGTGTCTTTGGCGGTCTCGTTGCTAACGATATCGTTTCAGTTCAGCCCATGAGCCTCCCCTCTGGCCTGATCTTCTTCATGGACTTTACCTACACCAACTCACGACTTGGTGAAACCGCAGGTCGCTCCATTTATGGTACTGACAAAGTGGCAAAAGGCATCAGAGATGGTGTCAACATCATTGATAGTACCTACACTACCAATAACGGTGGCCCCTACTTGATGGGTGGAACTTATGCTTCCCCTACCGCTTCTTGTCGGGTTACCTCCAGTGCAGTCTCTGCTATTGACTACATTGATCTGGACGCCATCACCGATGCAGAAGCAAAGAAAATTCGCTTTGACCCGGACCTCTCCGGCTCGACCTCTCTCAACCTGTGGGAGATTGCTCTTACTCGCGCCGATCTGGAAGTATTCGGCGAAACTACTGATGATCTGCTTGACTATGATAACTTGCCGGCGTTTACTATGACTGGCGACCAGTTGGCAGAATTTGTATCTGGTGGTGTTGATGCAATTGTTGACATCGCTTCCGGCAACACCAAGCAAATTCGTCGCCTGACCCAGCAGACTTCGACTCTGCTTAAGCTTTACTTTGTGTCCGAGCTTGGTTGGGGTGCTAACTTGGCAATTAAAACCGGCGTTGAAAAACAAGGTAATCTGGTTGCTCCGGTTAAAGACGACTTTGATATCGGCGGCGCGATTGGTTCCGTTGTCGGTGGAGATCCTTGGGGCCTTGAAGGTGCTGGTTCTGCTGCTGGTACTTTTGATGGCAGGGCTCGCGACTTGATCCCCGAAATCGATATTAAAGTTGATTCGGTTGCTGTCACCGCGCAAACCAAAAAGCTCAAAGCAAAATGGTCTCCGGAACTTGGTCAAGACCTCAACGCATACCACAACTTGGATGCAGAAGTTGAACTTACCTCGATCCTTTCCGAGCAGATTGCTCTTGAAATTGACCGTGAACTTCTGAATGACCTCGTGAACGGCGCTACTGCTGCTACCCGTTACTGGTCGCGTTCACCCGGTCTTTTTGTGGACCGAACCACTGGCGCAGAAGTTGGTGCAAACACTGCTGCTCCGGACTTCACCGGTACTGTTTCCGAGTGGTATGAGACTCTTGTCGAGACCATCAACGATGTGTCCGCAGAAATCCACACCAAAACTCTCCGTGGTGGTGCAAACTTCATTGTTTGTTCGCCGCAGGTTGCAAACATTCTTGAGTTTACCTCTGGTTTCCGTGCTTCTGTCACTGCTGATGTTGCCAAAGGCGACATTGGTGCTGTCAAGACTGGCAACCTTTCCAAGAAGTTTGACGTTTACGTTGACCCCTACTTCCTCAAGAACGTGATTCTTGTTGGTCGTAAAGGTTCCAGCTTCCTTGAAAGCGGTTATGTGTACGCACCTTATGTGCCCCTGCAAGTGACCCCGACCATCTTTGGTGTCGAAGACTTCGTGCCCCGAAAGGGTGTCATGACCCGTTACGCCAAAAAAATGGTCCGACCCGATATGTACGGTCTGGTTGTTTGTCGCGGACTTAACGGCGAAAGCGGAGCATAATTTTAATTTAGGTTAAAATTACAACCCTCCTTTTATTGAAACCCCCTTCCTTTCAGGTTGGGGGTTTTCTTTTGTCTTCAACTATTTATTAGAAAACCTTATAAATCGGGAGATCTAATGAATGGCTATCCCCACATTAACACCTGTCAGTCAAACAAGCAAAAATATCTTACCTGAAACTGGGTCTGTTGCAAATGTAACAAGCACATCAGTTCCTTTTGGGGTCTATCTTAATTCCAATGACTTTCTTTCCGGAGCGGCAGATCAGGTTAACTACACTTACCGTAAGTTGGGTGGTGATCTTCTTGAAATTGAATTATCAGAAAAACAAATCTATACTGCTTATGAAGAAGCAACTTTAGAATATTCTTACCTTGTCAACATCCACCAAGCAAAGAACTCTCTGGGCGATTCTTTGGGGGCTACAACGGCTTCTTTTGATCATTTGGGGGAATACAAGGCAGGAACCCTTTCTTCGTCTTTAAGCGGCGGAAACGTGGCTTTAAAGTACACAAAATTCTCTTATGGTTATGCTAGAAGGTTTGGAGATGCAGCAGCCACAGAAGCAACTGTTGGTGGCACTCAAAACTTTTATTCCTCTTCTTTTACTTTGCAAGATGATGTACAGGATTATGATCTGATTTCCGCAATCTCTTCTTCTGTTGCATCCGGTTCACTGCCGGCGACAATTGATTATGAAAACAAAAGAATCATGATCAGAAGAGTTTATTATCTTTCTCCTAGAGCGATCTGGCGGTTTTATGGGTATTATGGCGGCTTGGGCGCAACTGGTAACTTGAGCACCTATGGGCAGTTTGCAGACGATTCTACTTTCCAATTGGTACCAGTTTGGCAAAACAAAGCTCAAGCAGCCGAGTATGAAGATGCAATTAGAACCAGAACGTCTCAATATTCTTATGAGATTAGAAACAACAAGATTAGGATTTTCCCAATTCCACCTTCTCTTTTGAACAATAAAAAGATGTGGTTTGAGTTTACAGTGGATTCAAATCCTTGGGAAGACGATGCTGATCGCCCCTCTGGTGTTGATGGTGTCAACAATATGAACACCCTTCCTTTTGCGAACATTCCATTTGAAAGCATCAACTCGATCGGAAAGCAGTGGATCAGAAGGTTTGCTTTGGCTCTTTCAAAAGAAATGTTGGGACAGATCCGAGGAAAATTCAGCACTCTTCCAATTCCGGGTGAATCTGTTACTCTTAACCATTCTGAATTGCTTTCACAAGGCAAAGAAGAGCAAGATAAATTAAGAGAAGAATTAAAAACAATTTTGGATGAGATGACTTATCCAAAATTAATTGAATCAGATGCTCAAATGACAGAGAATGCGCAAAAGGTTTTCACGTCTGCTCCAAATTACATTTTGATGGGATAAGGAAGTAACAAATGTCAACAAATAACAAATGGTCACAGCCAGACGCTCCGCCTCCTCCAATGTTCTTGAACCAGAAGGAAAGAGATCTGGTCAAGCAAGTTAACGATGAACTGATCGAGCGTGTTATTGGGCAAACTATCCTTTATTATCCTATTGATTTGGAGTTGACAAACTTCCATCCTCTTTATGGAGAGTCTATGGAAAAAACCTTTCTCCCTCCTGTCAGGGTTCACGCAATGGTTAAGTGGGACTCACAGGCAACAAACAACACAGGATACGGAATTGATCGCTTGCAGAAGATCTCAATCAACTTTCACAAAAGAAGATTAACAGAAGATCAAAATCTTTTTGTTAGGGAAGGGGATTTTGTTCTTTATGCAGATCTTTTTTATGAAATTGTCACCTTAACAGAACCCAAGTGGCTGTTTGGACGAGGAGACAAGTCTTTTGAGATAATGGCAGAATGTATCCGAGCAAGAGAAGGAACTTTCAATGCACAATAAAAAAAGAGATGAAAAACTAGAAAATGGAGAAGTTGTTTATCTTCAGCCTTCAAACTTGGAAAACATTGACTTCTCTGTTTTTGAGTGGGTTGATGAGCACCTTAATATTTCCATAGAAACAAACAAAGGCTTTGAAAAAGTTCCAGTTATTTGGACTTCCGCTGAAAGATCTTTTCAATCCAAGAACGACAAAGAATTGCGCGATTCCGAAGGTGGATTGATCTACCCTATCATGACAATTGCTAGAACAAGCGTTACAAAACCTAGGAATAAACGCGGTGTCTTTTTTGCTCCAATGCCGGAGATCAACGACTATAGAGGCGGAGCAGTAAAGATCACAAAGAAACTAAATCAAAACAAAACAGCAAACTTTGCAAACGCTGACGCTTTTAAAGACCCCGGAATAAGACAAATCAACTTTGTTCTTCCAAAGAAAAGAGAAGAAAAAGATGTTTTTAAAACAATTTCTATTCCGCTCCCGGTTTACATTGAAGCAAATTATCAGATTAGCATTAAAGCTCAGTTCCAACAGCAAATGAACCAAATGATTAATCCATTTATTTCCAATGTTGGTGGAATTAACTATTTCCCTCTTTCTAGGAATGGGCACTTTTATGAAGCTTTTATCCAAGATGACTTTGGAATTGCAAACAATGTTGAGAATATGGGCTCGGAAGAAAGAACATACGAAGCAAAAGTAAATATAAATGTCTTTGCTTACCTTGTTGGCGAAGGCGACAACCAATCGAAGCCTTTCTTGGTTGAAAGAGAAAACCCAGTTCAAGTTAGGTTTATGAGAGAGAAATCTAGTTTAGGTGAAAAGAATGATCGAACTGATCCTGTAAAAGATTATAGAAACTTTGGAGAATAATTCTTTTTGAGCCTGATCAACCTATTTATTATAAGAAAAATGATATTTGATGTATAGGAGATTATTGAATGTCCGCTAAGAATTTTAGATTTAGATCCCCCGGAATTCGAATTGAAGAGATCGATCAAAGCTTCATTGACGAGCCAATCCTTTCCAATGTTGGTCCTGTTATTGTTGGGCGTTCCCAGCAAGGGCCTCTGATGAAACCGGTTGTTGTTAGTTCTGTTGATGAGTTTATTCGAGTTTTTGGCGTTCCTGCTGCTGGAGGAGTTTCAGCAGGGGACGGATGGCGAGATGAAAACACAACTTCCCCCCACTATGGAGCACACGCTGCTGTTGCTTACTTGAGAAACGCTGCTCCTGTTACTTTTATCCGATTGGGCGGATACCAACACCCACAAGCATCAGAGGCCGGCTATGCTGGTTGGAAAACAACTGATATTACACCTGATTCTGACTTAGCAGCCAACGGCGGTGCTTATGGCCTTTGGCTGTTACCTTCAGCTTCTAGCGGTGAGCACGGAACAGGCTCTCTTGCTGCTGTTTTCTACATTGATGAAAAGGCCGGATTGGCTGTCGGACAAGGTTCAGATGCTGCAACTCACTTTTTGGGTAAGTTTACGGGCAAAATGAGCACAGCAGACATTGATTTGTATTTTACATCTTCTATCGCTGCTGGATATGATGAAGTTCAGAAAAAACAATATAAAATCTCTTTGAACCCGGATAAGGCAAACTTTATCCGTAAAGCAATGAACACAAGCCCAGTTGCTTGTAACTCTGCTTTGAATGATAAAAGAGAGCTTTTCTGGGTTGGTGAGACCTTTGAAGACAACATCAAGAAATTGGCTGATGCAGATTCTAATTCAGACACTCTTGCTTTCATCACAGCGCTGGATAAAGAAACCGAAAACAACAAAGCTGATTATCGTTATCCCGCACAAGCTGCAAAGACTGGATATGTATTCTCGCAAGACTTGGGAGCAGCCGGCTCTTTTGACCCGATTGATAACCCTCCCCAGAGATTGTTCAGACTTGTTGGCCTGACCGAGGGAAGCTGGGCTTCGAAAAACCTTAAAGTTTCTATCTCAAATATTCGATATACTAAAGTGGATTCCGCAGCAGATCCTTATCCTACTTTTAGTGTTCAGGTTCGCGGGGTTTCTGATCGTGATGATGCTCCAGAAATCTTGGAAGCATTTGATAACCTCAATCTCAATCCTCGTTCTTCTGATTATGTTGCTAGAAGAATTGGAGATCAATATCTTAAGCTGGATCAGACAACTGATAAATTTGATGTTGTTGGTGAATTTCCAAACCGGTCTCGCTATATTCGAGTTGAAATGCACCCAGCCGTAAAGGCAGGTAACGCAAATCCTGAACTGGTTCCGTTTGGCTTCTTGGGGCCGGCTCGACGACAGAAGTTTCAAATTTGTTCTGGCGCTCTTGATCCTGCGACCGGATATCTTAACTGGTCCGGTTCTTACGCTTCCTCTTCAGTGGCGTATGACATTAACGCGACTGGAGATGTAGATTGCATTGTGTCAAACAACGCCGGCGAAAACCAAGCGTTTACTGGTTCCCTAGAGTGGCCTGATTATCTTCTTCGTGTTACTGCCTCTAACGCTACTCGCGGATTGGCGAGAGGGGCTTACTTTGGTGTTCGAACGACACGCGAAGATACCGGTCGTTACTACTCCAGAGCTTATTTGGACCTTACTTATCCACTGGAAGGCAAAACTGGAGCCGGAATTGATCCTTGGGAAAAAGGTACTGGAACTGTTCACACTTTCGCATTCTCTTTGGATGACGTTCGACAAGCTTCTTCTTCTGCAAAAGGGTGGCAAGATGATGCTGTGTACGCTAATACAAACCGCACAGGCGGCTCTTCTATTTCTGCTACTGGTATTTACTACAAGCCGCAGGGAGCCAACGTTGCAGCAGCCTCTTGGACGCGCCTTTACAGCAACACTTCCGAAGGTTGGAAGATTGTTTTGGACGCTGGTTATAATAAGTTTACGATGCCTCTCCACGGTGGTTTTGATGGTCTGGACATCAAACAAAAAGATCCTTTCTCCATCGATGAATTGGACGGTGGCGCTGCAAATGATGGCCGAACAAACTATGCTTGGTACTCCGTCCTCACGGCTATCAAAATGTTCAAAGATCCTGAGTTCTTGGACGCAGATGTTGCAGCAGTTCCCGGCCTGATGGAACCCAACTTGAACGTTCAACTGGCTGATTATGCTCGTGAAAGAGGCGATATGCTTGCAGTTCTTGATTTGGATTCTCAATATCGACCGCTTGAAGTTCTCAAACCTTCCGAGGTTGGAACAAACGCGAAAAGAGGAACTGTTTCTGGTGCAATCAACCACAGACGGGGCGACTTGGCACAGGTCAATCACTCTTATGCTTGCACGTTCTATCCTTGGGTTGATATTGTTGATGCAAGAAATGACGCAACTGTTACTGTTCCCCCCTCCGTTGCGATGCTTGGCGTGTTTGGGCGAGTTAAACAAACTTCTGATGTTTGGTTTGCTCCGGCAGGGTTCAACCGAGGTGGTCTTTCCTCCGGTCTGGCTGGTGTGACCGTTGTCAACGTGAAAGATAGATTGACTTCTTCTGAGAGAGATGACCTTTACGATAACGGAATTAACCCCATTGCTAACTTCCCCGCAGAAGGTATCGTGGTCTTCGGACAGAAAACCCTTCAACTGGAAAGGTCGGCATTGGATAGGATTAATGTTCGACGACTGCTTATCTTCCTGAAGCGAAGAATTTCGGCAATTGCAAAAACTGTTCTTTTCGAGCAAAACGTTCAAGCAACGTGGTCTGACTTCTCTAGAAGAGCAAACGAAGTTCTGGAAGGAGTGAAAGATGGATTGGGTCTGGTAGATTACAGATTTGTCTTGGACAACACAACCACCACACCTGACCTTGTTGACCAAAACATTCTTTATGCAAAGCTTTTCATTAAACCAGCAAGAGCGATTGAGTTTATTGCTCTGGACTTCATTATCACAAACACTGGTGCAGAGTTTCCAGAATAATATAAAAGAACTAGTTAATAATAAAAGTAGGAGAATATGAATAAATGGCTAGAACAAAGAATAGATTTTGGCACCAAAGCACAATCCAACCGAAGCGGCAATTCAAGTTTGTCGCAGAGGTTGGAAACGGTAGGGTTCTTTATCCTTACCTGTTGAGGAAAATTACCCGACCCGAACTTACAATGCCGGACAAACAGCACAAGATCTTGGGTCATGAGTTTCATTTTCCCGTTGGAACCCAACAGTGGAATATTGTTAACATTGAGTTTATGGATATTGCAAAAGACTATGCAGACGATGGAGATGTTCAAAACGCTGCCTTGTTCCTTCAGAACGCAATTTATGCTGCGGGCTATATTTACCCAAAAAGTCTGCCCGATGCTACCGTTGGTCTTACTAAGGGGAAAGCAGTAGTTGCTATGAGTAACTTGGAGGTTTTCCAACTGGACGCAGAGAATCGCGTTTTGGAAACTTACACATTCCACAATCCTTTTATCACAAAAGTTAACTTTGGTGGTGAATTCTCCTACGATGCAGAAGATTTTGTTATGCCCAATATCGACATTCGCTACGACTGGGCAGAAATTCAGCCGGGACTTAGGGGTGTTCTTGACCAATCTTACGGCGGTCTCACTTCGGATGCAGACCGGCAAGCAGGTCGCGCAAGAACTTTGAGTGGCGACCGTCTCCCGGACGTTTAAAATAAAATAGACTTATGAGGTGATTAATGTCTTTAAGAAACAATTCAGAACGGCTTGGCGCTCATCCTACTAGCGAAGCGCCGGCTCCTGCCTTTGCAGAAAATCAATTTTCCTTTGTCCTTCCTACAATGTTTGTTGAACTCCCTTCAAAGGGAGAGTTTTATTTGGAAGGGCACCCTCTCCATGGCTTAGACGCAGTTGAAATCAGAATGATGACAGCTAAAGATGAAGACCTTTTGACAAACCCTGATTTGATCAAAAAGAAAGTGGTTTTGGATCGCTTGATTCAATCCCTTTTGGTTGATAAAAGATTAAGGGTTGATGATCTTCTTGTTGGAGACAAGAATGCTATTCTTTTGAATGCCAGAGTTGCAGGGTACGGCTCAGACTATGAAGTTGAAATTACATGCCCTAGTTGCGGTGCAAAAGAAAAGAAAGAATATGACATTGAAGAATGTCTTCAAACAAAAGAAAGCGAAGAGTTGGAAGAGGCTCAAAAAACAGAAAGAGGCACTTTTCTTGTTCAGCTTCCTTTGGTTAAGTACACTTGTGAAGTAAAGCTTTTGACAGGTAAAGAAGAAAAGAAGATCTTGAAAAACTTTGACTTTAATTCGAAGAAAAAGAAAAACACAACTCTAACAGATCAGTTAAAAGAAACAATCGTTGCCCTCAACGGTGACGAAGACAAGAAAAAGATTGAGTTCTTTGTTGATCATATGCCAGCATCGGATGCAAGGTTCTTGAGAAAGGTTTATGATAAATTAGCACCAGATGTTCAAATGGCCACAGAATTTGAATGCAGGGAATGCGAACACTTAGAGGTCATTGAGGTGCCTCTCACTGTTGACTTTTTTTGGCCTAAGTGATGAATACATCCAGCACGTATACGAAGAGATGTTTCTCTTGAAGTACCACGGTGGATGGTCTCTTTTTGAACTTTACAACCTACCTATCACCCTCAGAAGATGGTTTCTTCAAAGATTGAATGAAGAGATCGAACGTCAGAACGAACAGATCGAAAAAGCCTACAAATCTAAATAATCTTACTTCCCATCTATTTATTGTGTGGTCTATAGAAATGACTAATTTAAGGAACTTTGTCAAATGGCAGATCAAGATTTTACAAAAATTCAAGCAGATCTACAAAGAGTGATCGCATCAGAAAGAGAACTTTTGAAAGTTAGGGAGGAAAGGCTCAACCAAAGTAAACAAACCGTAGAAGTGCAGAACAAACTATTAAAAATTGAAACTCAAAGAATAGAAAATGATATACAAGATCGTAAGCTGCAAGCGGACATGAAGGATGATGCCAAAGAAAAAGCAGAAATACTTAGAGAGATTGTTGAACTTGAAGAAGAGTTAGAAGAAGCCAACGAAAAACTTAAAAAGTCAGAAGAAGCTTTACAAGAATCAAAAGAAAGAAACTTTAAAACAACTTTAAAACAGATAGATGTCTACACAAAGTTAGAAAGTGTAATGAAAACACTTAAAAACCCATATGCGGCATTGGGGAAAGCTTTAAACTATCTTATCAACCTAAGTATTGCAGCAACAAAGACTTACGACGAACAAAGAGCAGCCCTTGCAAAATTAACTGGTGGTTTGTCTAGGTATAATCAAGAATTAGCAGATGGAATGAACCAAGCATCTTTGTATGGCGTAACAATGGAAGAATTTGGAAAATCATTCAATGATGCTGCTGCCGAACTTACTTCTTTTGGCTCCTTGAATGCTAGCACAAGAAAAGAAATTGGTCTATTAGCTGGTCAAATGGGCCGGCTCGGTATGGACAACTTTTTGAAAAACTTGGAGATGGGAGTTCAAGGTTTGGGTATGACCCAAGATCAGGCAATGGAAACCCAAAAAGAATTGCTTGGGCTGGGTTCTGCGTTGGGGCCTAAGTTCAAAAAAATGATGGATGCCGACTTCGGACCAGCAATGGAATCTTTGGCTGCTCATACAAAAGGAAAAGCAATTCAAGTTTTCAAAGAGTTGGCAATCCAATCAAAGAAGACAGGCTTGGAATTGTCAAAATTAAGAGCATTTTCAGAGCAATTTGATACATTTGAAGGTGCTGCCTCTGCCGTTGGAAAGTTGAATGCTGCTTTAGGTGGGAACTATTTCAATTCTCTGGAGCTTTTAAAAGCATCGGAGTCCGAGAGAGTTGATATTATCCGTCAAGGTATGGCCCTTTCAGGTAAGAGATTCCAAGATCTTTCTCGTTTTGAAAAGAAGTTTATGGCACAGGCGTTAGGGGTTTCTTCTGTTACAGACGCACAAAAGCTTTTGAGAACAGAGCAGGAAAAAGAAGCAGAAGAATTGGAAAGGTTAACAAAGCAAGGTGAAAAGTTTGGCCTTTCAGCCGAACAAATGAAAGAGAGAATAAGAGCAACGCAAAAAGTTTCAGAACAGTTCCAAATGGCAATGCAAAACTTGGCATTTGCCTTCAAACCGGTTATTGATTTTCTTTCAAAGACGGCTAAATACCTAGCAGAGTTCATGGAAAAGTTTAAAAAAGCAGATCAATCAGGTCGTGCTTTCGCTGCTAGCTTAGGGATACTGGTTATTTCCTTGGTGGCCATCAAATTAGCTTTGATGGGTATTAGTAAGGTAGTTGGCCTTATGGGGATCTTTGGGGGCGTAGGTGGTGGAGCAGCAGCAGCCGCAGGTGGTGTAGGGCTTTTAAAATCTCTAGGGATTGTTGTATTAGGGTTGGTAGTTGCTGGCGCTGCTTTGTACTTCTTAGGCACTACAATCATGCCTGCTTTGGGCACTGGCTTTAAAAAACTTAGTGAAGGACTAAAATCATTGGAAACTATTTCATGGGAGGCAATGGGCAAAGCAGCCGCTGGACTGACCGTGATTACGGGTACTATATTTTTATTGGGGAAATTCTTGACCACGGGATCTCTAGGGATGGGGGCCATTGCCTTTGCAGTAGTAGTAGCCGCTTTTTGGGCCTTGAGTGGTGCGTTGTATGCACTTGGAGGAGGAATTTCATCCCTAGGTGAGGGGCTCAAATCACTTGAAGGTGTAAGCGCTGAAAAGAGTATAAAAAAATTAGCCAATATTGCGAAACTTGTCAAAGAAATCAACACTAGAGGTGCTGATACATTAAAAATTAACTTAAACAAGATCAAAATAGAAGGCGATTTAGATTACACATTCACAGTTGATTTTGACAATATTCCTAAAAGTCGGCGTGATATGGAAAAGAAACTTGAAAAATTTGTTAAGGAAGTTGCTAAAAACACAAAAGCGATCAATGCAATCAAGGGGTATGGTCGATAAAGGAGTAGAGAAGTGGCAAAAGAATTTAAAGATGGGTTAAGAACAGGTGGAACAGATGTCTTCTCTAATAATGGTATATACTTAGAGTTTTATCATATTCCAACAAACAAATCAATCAAGTTTAAAGCTTATATAACAAACTATAATGAAACTTATGACACTTCTTTTGATCCTGTTGATGTGTATGGACGATTAGATCCAATTACAATCTACAAAGGAACTAAAAGAACAATCTCTTTAGGATGGGATGTTGTAGCAGAAACAGAAGCAGAGGCATACACAAACCTTCAAAGAGTTCAAAAATACATTCAAATGATGTATCCTCGCTACAATGAGTATGTATACGGAAGTGGGAAATCAAGTTACTCTGTTTCAGTTGTTGGCGCACCTCCGCTTTTGAAAATGAAGTTTATCAACCTTATTGCAGATTCTTCCAGATCTTCTTTCCAAAAGGTGGAAGAAGAGTTGGACACCAAGCGCGATCTAAACTCTGTTGGAGTTGGCCCATCTAGAGAGGCAGGCGGAAGTACTCCGTTTGAAGATATTAAACAAAAATTACTATCAAGCTTGTATCTTGGTGCAGAATCGTATCTTGGTGCAGAATCTGTACGAAAATCCAATCTTATAAAGTTTGGATACACTCACGGAACAGCAAAAACACACGGTATCATTGTTGCTCCGGGCTCTTTGACTGTTGATAATCACATTCACGATGAAGGTTCTCTTATTCGCTCTATAAATTGTGGTGTTGCTGTTTTGCCAACAAAAATTTCACTGGCAACCACTTATACAGTAATTCACAATCACGATCTTGGAGAATCTGATAGGTATTCAGTTGAAACAAAAGGTAAGAAAGTAAACAGGAAGTTTAAAAATAAAAGTAGAAGGTTCCAACATTTCCCATACGGAGCCCAAAGAGATATCAAGAGGTTGAAAAACTAATGCCAAGGAACAAAGAGTTAGGAAGAGGAAACTTTCTTGTAACAAAGTTTGATATGTTTAAACAAGTCAGCGAAAGAAGAAATATGGAAGCAATTGAATTCTCTTCAAATCTACGCTTCAATCCCATTCCAGAAAGTGTTGAAAGTCTTCTTTCTTATTATGAGCACGAATGGAAAAGAGGGGACAAGTTTTATAAATTGGCAGATCTTTATTATGGAGATGTTGACTATTGGTGGATCATCCCACTCTTCAACAATAAACCAACTGAATTTCATTTCAAAGCAGGTGACAAAATATTAGTTCCAGTTGAAATTGACTTTTTAATTGAACAGTATGGGTTTTAAAAATGGCAGACGATAAAAAAATCAATAAAAATAAACTTTCTTCCAGAATTCACAGAGCAGAACAATGCCTCTTGGCTGGTAATGTTATATCATTAACGGAGAATGATATAACTCGCCAAAAAATACAAGCAAATTTAAACTTATATGCTTGTGAAAACAAGCACCATTTTTCCTTGGGAACTCGTCCAGACATTGTGGAGGAAACAATAGGAACAACTTTTGTAGGCTCTGGTATGCAAGAGTTTATGGATCTAGATGAAGAGGAGATTTCTTATCTGGCTCCAAGGATAAGGCTTTTTAGAGTACAAAGTGCAAAAGAAGCAGCGATACAAAAAACTAATTCAAATATTAAAAACTTACAAAATAAAAACAAGCAACAAGCTAGTGAATATAAGAAATCAAAAATAATACAAAGGGGCGATAAAGCTACAAAGAAATTTTATGACAGACAGTTGAAGATGGACACAAAAGAAAGAAAAGATGAAATAAACAAAAACAAAAAAAGATTGAAAAAACTAAAATCATCTGATGAAATTCTAGAATTTAAATTTGAAAATTTTCAAAATAATGAAGATATCAACAATATTATAACTGGAAAAAGAGACCGTGTGCAGGAAGCAGGGATTGTTAGCTGCAACTGGCGGTTGATGGGAAAAAACCCAGTTGAGGCAGAACGACAAGTCGATGTTGAAATTAAGTTTTTCTTTTCTTCAATCGAAACCCTACTTTCGAATGGCGCACCCGGAACAAATGCACCAAATTATTTAGATTTGATACCAGACTTTAAAAGAAGTGATGATTTTCAATATGACGTTCTTTTGTCGGTTGGATACGAAGTGCCAGATAAAAACTTTCAAACAATTGTTGGAAGTAAGCAAAGATATGAAAAAATAATAAACGCGATTAAAATGTCCAACAAAGTGTTGAATTTAAAATTTACAACACAAGACATTGAATTTGATCAAACTGGTACGATCTATATGACAATTAGATACATTGGTTATATGGAAGAGAGGCTGGCAAAGATTTTATTGTTTAATGACCTTGGCCCTTCCAAGTACCAACAAGTCCAGTCAGAATATATAAAAGAAAATGAGAAAAAAGCATATAACGCAAAAGTTAAAAGCATTGCCCAGACAATTCTAAAAGCATATAGGAAATTTCCTCCTCCAAAAACTTTGTCTTCGTGGTGGTGGAAGCAGTCTGCGGTAAAAGAGGCAGAAGACAAATATAGACGGTATCAAAAAGTTTTAAATAAAATGGAGACAGTTGTGAATGCTGATTTAGCAATTAATTTATCAGCAAAAATTGACACTTTAAAATTAATTAATCAAGAGATATATAAGTTAAAAAAAATTGCCGGCTCAACAAAGAAAGGCGCTCCAGCTAGTGAGAAAGGCCTACAATCTGGTGTTAAACAGATCACTATTAAAACACAAGAGCTTGCTCACGTTATAGGATTGAGCGATCTTAAGCAGTTTTTTGAAAAAGAGGATATCAAAAAACTTTTAAATAAAAGATCTTATAAATATTATTTAAGCTCTTTAAAGCAAGAAGAATCTGTATTGGTGCCAAGCTACTCATCTAACTCCGCTATAAAGGGGTTAGTGGATAATTTGGGAGACTTATCTAAAAACATCTCAAAAGGTAAACAAAGAACAAACAAGAAAGAGTTAAAAAAATCTTTAAATAAAATAATATCTAAAGCATCTATTCAAAATGCCGATGCTTCAAAGCAAAAATACACAATCGAATATACTACCCTAGGTGCAATATTCGATGCTTTTATAGAAGTATGTTTAAAATCAAAAGTCAATATCGCAAAGAAGCCAGAGATAAACAATTTTTTAGAAAGGTCTAGATTTGTTTTTGGAAACATAAGAATGCTGTCATACCAAAGGGACGGCTCTTCAAAAGAAGTTATTGTTTCTTTAAACGATTTCCCAGTTTCTGTTAAGTATTTTAATGCTTGGTTTTTAAACACAATTGTTGATGGAGGATCTAAATCTTTAAGCTTATTAAGAGCTTTCAATTCCTTTGTCTCAAAATTAGTAGTTTCCAGTGTTGGTTCAAGTTGTTTTCGAAATCAAGACACAGACTTTAAATCTTTTCCTAGAAATAGTATAAGTGTGAGTTCGCATTTTATTAACAGCGATCTAGACCCCTTTACCTATCAAATGGGCAAGCAAAAATTATCAGAACTTCCAACAGACGAAAAAAGATTAGGTGGTTCTTTCTTTCTTAAAATGATTAGGAAATATGATCAAGAGAGGTTGATACATGAAAACTATAAGTCAATATTTCATTATGTGATTATTGGCGCTAGGAATTCGTTTTTATCATCTAGACAGCAAAATATTATAAATGATTCTAAAACTGGAATTTTTCACTTTTTCCTAGGAAGGGACAATGGTTTGGTTAAAACTATAAACTTCTCCAAGGCAGACCAAAAGTATTTAGAAGAAGTGAATTTAACTCGCCAAAACACAAATACAAGATTAGAGACATTTAGAAGAATTTACAATGCACAAATAGAACTGTTCGGAAATTCTGCGTTTATCCCCGGACAAATGATTTATATCAATGCGGATTCGATATCTAAAAACTCTAATATTGCCTTGGATTTAGGTTTGGGAGGATATTTTGTTATAACAGAAGTTTCAAACTCTTTTGAAGGGGGTGCTTACAATACTAGTTTGAAATGTATTTGGGTTGGCTTTGGCAGAGGGGGTCGATTAAAATACGGCTCTGCCGGGCGGCAAAAAGGACAATCCGCTTCTGATGTATTTTCAGAATTAAATGCCATTTCAGATATTGTGTTCAAGATAGCTAGAGCTTCAAACGTTAAAAATAAAGGAACAGTCATATTCACAAAAACATCAGTCGTCTCCCATGCCGAATCTTATAGAGAATATCTATATGAACAGTTTAAAAAAATATACCCAGATGTAGATCTCAAGTAAGGAACTAATCAAATGGAAAAGTTTGATCTTGATAAGATCAATTTAGATCTTAGCGAAAATTATACAAACGATGTTATTCCTTCAAACCAGTCCAACCAATCTTCCTTGAAAGAAGCATTTGTTGAAAGACTAAAGTTTATCAAAGGAGGCTCTCCAATCCTTCTTCCTGATGGCTTTGATTTTGTCAAAACAGGATTTTACTTTGGGAAAGTAAACGAAAAAGGACAAGTTATAATCCCAAAAAGATCTTCTTTTCAATTGGTTGATCCAAAATTCACAGATGACGAAGAGATCTACCTTAACAAAGACCTTTATAACATATATCAAAATTTTTATGATATAAGAAAATATGACTTTGCAATAGGCAAAAACCAAATTGATTTATTCTCAGAAGTTTTTCTTATTCAAAAGGGGGCACAACTTCCAGAAGAAGTAGAAGAAGATTATTTGGATTTTGCTTCTGATCTGATCTTGGATAAGTTTGAAGATTTTATCTTGGGAACACCCTTAGATCAAGCTTCCAACTTTGATCTTTTTATAAAAACAATCTATTCACTTTTCAAAGAACAAAGAATAGGCCCTGAGATCTTATATTCAAATTACATTCTTTCTTTTCGTAATTCAATGTTAAATTCAGGACTTGGGTTTGAAATCGGAGATGCTAATGCACCTTACGATAACAATGAATTTAAGTTTGATAACTTTTATAGAATCCCGCAGTATGGTGGATTGGTTTGTCTTTGTTATCTTTCCGGTATGAGATATGACAAAAATGTTCCTTGGCGGTTTTTTATGGATTTTAACTTATCTTCAACAAAAAGTCAATTAAAAAATAAACAATTAAAAGATTACTTCGAGGAAAACTTCGAAGTTGTCGAAGGTAGCTACAAAGAATTTGAACTTTTGTATTATTCTTTTTTCAAAGCTTATTTGAAAATATTAAAGCAATATTCTTTGATCTTTAAATCTGAACAAATTGTTAAATCTTGTTCTAAATCAAATACTAAAATCAATAGATCTTATTCTATTCAAAGAAAGATCTTAACAGAATATGAATACCAAGATTATTATATTCAAAATTATTTGATAAACAATAATTTAATTTATTATTATTCAGATCTTTTAAGTTTTATTTTTAAAAGTAATAAGAATATAAATAAATTAAAATTTAATATAGAAAGAATTTTGAAAAAAGGTCTTGACAGGAAGTCAGTCATCGAGTATACTTACAACACGCTCAAAAATTGTTCCAAACAGACACGGAGGAAAAATGTACTTTCAAACACTTCAAAACAAGGTATTTCTTCAAGGTCAAGTTATTGACTACATCCCCAAGTCCGCAAACAAAACTTGGGAGTTCAACCCCAAGCTTAATCGTCCCTCCGCCAAATACGGCATTGTTCTGACAGAAGGCCAATCTCTTTCCGAAGTTTGCCCTGCCACCATTTCGAAAGAATGGGAAGAATGTCAGAAAAGAATGAAAGCATTCCTCAAATCTTTCCAGCACGTTGGATGCGATCCAACAAAAATGAACGTTCACACGATTTTTCCTTTTGACTTGATCAATAAGTATTTTACCCTGAAACAAGAAATTTGTCAACATGTATTTGAAACTTTTGAAGAAAAAGAAAACAACGACTTGATGACAGGCATCTACGGGCTTTGCTCCAAGATCGCAGAAAAGGATCTGAACATCAATCTTTCCAACATTCCCTTTCATTTGAGGAAAAAGTTTGAAGGAGTTCCAACTAGGGTCAAATACAACCCTTTCAAGAGCGTTACAGGCCGTTTAACGACGAAGAAAGGCTCTTTCCCTATACTGACCCTCAAAAAAGAATTGAGGGGCCTTGTTGAGCCTTATAGGGCCTGTTTTGTTGAACTGGATTTCAACGCTGCTGAATTGAGAACTTTCTTGGCTTTGGCCGAGCAAGAGCAGCCGGAAGGCGATCTTCACTCTTGGATCGCAGAAGAGGTATTTGGTGGAGAATTCACTAGAGAAAAGTCAAAGCAAAAAACATTTGCTTGGTTTTACAATCCCGAAAAAGAAAACAAAGCTTTGGAAAAGATCTTCAACAGAAAAAAGATCTTGCAAAGATGGTATAAAGATGGTATAATAACAACTCCATTTGGAAGGAAAATAGAAGCAGATCAACATCACGCTCTAAATTACCTTATTCAATCAACAACATCTGATCTTTTCATGGAGCAAGTTTTGAAAATTGACAAAATGCTGGAAGGGAGGAGATCTGATGTGGCTTTTACTATTCACGATTCTTTGGTTATTGATTTCGACTTGGAAGATATGGAGATTGTCCAAAGCATACTTGGAAGGTTCCAAGAAACAAGGTTTGGGAAATTCAAAACAAATATTGCCGGCGGAAGAAACTTCGGACAAATGAAGGAAATGGACATATGAAAAAGATTGTTATCTCTCTTGATTGCCCTATGCAAAAAGCAATTAAGATTATGAAGCAAACAGGAGATATGGAAGAGGTTTATGGTTATAAGATTGGATTTCATCTTGTTTTTACATTTGGTTTGATCCGTTGTGTGAATGAGGTAAAGTTCAGAGCGCCAAACAAGAAAGTGATCTATGATCATCAAAAAGGAGGAAACGACATCCCACAAATGGGAATGAACTTTGCTTCTGCTATGAAAATGGCTGGCGTTGATGAAGCGATCTTGTTTCCTTTTGCTGGACCGGACTCTTTGGACTTTTGGTTGAAGGAATTGAAAAAAAGAAACATTGAAACAATTGTTGGCGGCAAAATGACTCATCAAGGGTTTTCGAAAGAAGAAGGGGGCTTCTTTTCTGATGAAGATTCTTTGAAGATTTACAAGCAAGCAGCAGAGTTTGGAGTGAAAAGGTTTGTTCTTCCTCCAAGTAAACACGAATTTTACAAGAAAGTTTCAAGCATCTTGGGAGAAGATAGGATCATCTACTCTCCGGGGTTTGGAGCGCAAGGCTGCGAAGAAAACTCATTCACAGATTATCCTATTATTGGAAGAAGCATTTACAATTCCGAAGACCCAAAAGAAAGTGTTTTGGAATGGTATGAAAAACTTTGCAAGGAAGAGAAACAATGAATGTGATTGGTTTGGGCAACTGTGGTTGTAATATCGCAGAAAAGTTTAAACAATATCCTCAATACAATCTTTATCTTTTCGACACAGAAAGAAGGGAAGGGGGCTTTCTGATCGAAGAAAGAGGATCGCATAAGGAATATGAAGATCATTTCAATATTCAAGTTGTTCCAAGACACTCCGAGACTCTTTTCTTTGTTTCAACTTCCGGAACAATCTCCGGATGTTCCTTGAAGATCTTGGAGCAATTCAAAGAAACAGAGATCAGGATAGTTCTGATCATTCCAGAAGAAGATCAACTTTATGAGAAGTATTCCTTACAGCACAGACTGATCTTCAACGCCTTGCAGGACTATGCAAGGTCTGGTGTGTTCAAGGATATTATCTTGATTTCAAATGAGAAATTAGAAAGTTCAATTTCAGGCTTGACATTCATGAACAAGTTTGATAAGATTAATGACGTAATCAGCTATTCGATCCATATGCTGAATTACTTTGAGAACACAAAGCCGATCACAGCAACAAAGTTCTCTTCAATGGAAAGAAATAGGATCTTGTCAATTGGATCATATGATTTTGAAAATAATTCTGAAAATGATTATTTTTTGCTTGACAATCAAAATGAGTTTTGGTATTATATGTCCATCAACAAAGAAAGGCTTGAAAAAGATGTTGATCTTATTTCGCTGATCAAAGGCAACTTTAAAGAAAAGAAGAATTTTTGTTATAAGATTTATCCGAATGAATCTGGTTATGATTTTGGTTTGATTGTAAAAAAAACACACTTCCATCAAGGAATAAACTTAGGAGAGTAAAATGAAGTTCAATGTTTATCACGGTTCGTTTAAAAAGAAAGATGGCTCTGTTCGAAGTATGAAGTTTGTGAAGCTGGATGAGATTCCAAAAGAAGCTCTTCCCGAAGGGAAAGGTGGAAAGAAAGCAAAACTCCAAGAAGGGATGGAGTTGGTTTGGGATATTGAGAACAATGGTTACAGAGTGATTAATCATAATACTCTATTGGGTGAATTGGTTTCTTATCATATGTCTGGAACTTTGAATTTGAAATAATTTGAAAAAAGTTCTTGACTTTTTGAATTCGTTTTGATATGATATTACACAAGCTCGAAGCTGTTAACAACACAAAGGAGAAAACAATGGCTATTGACATGAAAAAAATGAGAGAAAAGTACAACCGCTTGAAAAACAAAGGAGGCGGTAAAGACAATCTTTTCTGGAAACCGGAAGATGGAGAGCAAACCATTCGTATTCTGCCCACTTCGGATGGCGATCCGTTCAAAGAGTTTTGGTTCTATTACGGACTGGACAAAGCTCCGACTCTTTGCCCGAAGCGTAACTTTGGTGATGAGTCCCCTGTTTTGGACTTTGCTTCCGAACTTTATCGCGAAGGCACTCCGGAGTCTATTGAAATGGCTAAAAAGCTGTTTCCAAAGCAAAGGTTCTTCTCGCCTGTCCTCGTTCGAGGAAAAGAAGAAGAAGGTGTGAAGATTTGGGGTTACTCCAAAACTGTTTATGAGCAATTGCTTCAATTGGTTTTGAACCCCGACTACGGTGATATTACCGATACTGACACTGGAACCGATTTGGTTCTTGCTTATGGTAAAGCACCGGGAGCAATGTTCCCCTCTACCACTCTTACTCCGAAGCGTCGAGCTTCGAAAGCATGCGAAGATGGTGACGAGGAATGCGCTCAACTTCTGGAGGCTATTCCGGACTTTGATGGTCTTTTCGAAAGAAAAACCACACAAGATGTTCAAGCTCTGCTTGATAGATACCTTGCTGGTGGCGACAAAGATGAAGTTGAGAAATACTCTTCTAATGTCGAAGACAAAGTTGGAAAGGCTTTCAACGAACTTCTTGGGGGTTGATAAATGACCGCTGGTAAAGTAGACATGGATGTGTACCGCAAGCTGCTGAATAAAAAGGTAGGCATGACGGTTGCACACAACCTCAACAAAGAAAATCCAACAGAAGTCAAAGAATGGATTCCCACCGGCTCACGCTGGTTGGACTCTATCATTTGCAGAGGTCAATTGGCTGGCATCCCTGTTGGAAAGATCACGGAGATTGCAGGACTTGAAGCTAGTGGGAAAAGCTTCATGGCTGCACAAATTGCTGGTAACGCACAAAAGATGGGCATTAGAGTTGCTTACTTCGACGCTGAATCAGCAATTGATCCTACTTTCTTGGCAAAAGCTGGTTGTAATGTTGATGACTTGCTTTATGTCCAAGCAGCATCTGTTGAGAAAGTATTCGAAATGATTGAAACTCTTTTGGCAGATGAAGAGAAATGGCTGTTTATTTGGGATTCCCTAGCACACACTCCTGCGGAGAAAGACGTTGAAGGCGACTTCAACCCTCAATCTTCCATGGCAATGAAAGCTAGGATTCTTTCCAAAGCCTTCTCGAAGGTGACGATTCCTTTGGCGAACACACAATCAACTTTCTTGATTGTTAATCAGCTTAAAACGAATATCACCAGTAATATTGCAGAAGCTTTGACTACTCCTTATTTCACACCGGGAGGCAAAGCTGCTCATTATACCTATTCTTTGAGAATCTGGCTCACTGCCAGAAAAGCAAAGGCTGCTTACATTTTGGATTCCAATGGTGTTAGGATTGGTTCTGAAGTGAAAGTTAAACTTGAAAAGTCTCGTTTTGGTTCCGCTGGAAGGACTTGCAACTTTAAGTTGCTTTGGGGTCAGCAAGTTGGAATTCAAGATGAGGAAAGTTGGCTTGATGCCATCAAAGGCTCTGAAAGATTGAAAGCCGGAGGAGCTTGGTACACTCTGACCTCGAAAGAGGGAAGAGAGTTTAAGTTTCAAGCAAAGCAATGGGTCGAGAAACTTCAAGACCCAGAGTTCAGACAAGTTATCTTTGACGTTATGGATGAACATGTTATCTATAAACCAGCCGAAGATAGCGAAGAAGCATTAGAAACACAGGAGGATTAAAATGCGAAGCAAAAACCCTTATGAATTGAGATTTGATATCTTTCATTCTGCTCAACAAAGAAAGATGGATGAATATTACGAAAGTATGACTGACTACCGTCAAGCGTGGAACCTTTCTCAAGAAGGCCGTTCGGTCGATGTTCCAGTCCGTCCAGAATTTCCCACCTTGGACGAAGTCTTCAACGAAGCTTACCGCATCAAAGCTTTCGTAGAAGAGCGCGAAGATAGCTAATATCTTCCAACCCTGAAGCCCGAAAGGGCTTCTTTTCGACTCGTAGCTCAGTAGGTAAGAGCGCACAACTTATAATTGTGAGGGTGAGGGTTCAAATCCCTCCGGGTCAATTTTCCGACATAGCTCAGTTGGTAGAGCAGGTGGCTGTTAACCACCTTGTCGCAGGTTCGAGCCCTGCTGTCGGAGCAAATTTTGGGGGTGTGCCCGAGCGGCCAAAGGGAGCAGACTGTAAATCTGCCGGCGATGCCTTCGGTGGTTCGAATCCACCCGCCCCCACTTTAAAAGCCCGAAAGGGCTTCTTTTGGCTCCTTCGTCTAGTGGTTAGGACGCTGGTCTTTCACATCAGTAACACGGGTTCAAATCCCGTAGGAGTCACAATTAGTTTCCAACAAAGGAGAATAAAATGTCAAAGATTAAAATCACAGAACACCCTGAATTAACCTCACTTTGTAAACAATACATTGATGGAGATAAAGAAGACAAGCAAATTGTTTGGATGGAGATGGCCGATCTTTGTTTGGAAAAAGGTTTGAACAATCATCTTTTCTTTGAAGAGTATTGCAGAGTTCACGGAGTTGGTCTTTTTGAAGGTCAAAAAAAGAAAAAGAAAGCCAGACCATCCAACAAAGAAATGAAAAGAATGAAGAAAAGATGAAGAATATTACTACGGGAACAGAATCAAATGAAAGAGAAAGTGAATCATCCAAAGCATTATAATGTAGGCAAAATTGAAGTTATTGATGCAATTCAAGATTGGGAGCTTGACTTTTGCTTAGGAAATGTTGTAAAATATATAGCAAGACACAACCACAAGAAAGATCCTTTAACAGATCTTAAGAAAGCAAAGTGGTATTTGGATTATGCTATAAAAGAAAAGGAGAGATTAGATGAAGAGGTCGAAAGCAGACGTTAAAAACCTTGTCGAAGCCGCTGTGGTTCCACACCACATCCACTCAACCGATGAAGAAAGGGAAAAGTTCATTAAGTTTCTCAAGAAAGACATCAAAGCTGCAAATCTAAAAGCAAGAGTATACAGACGAAAGGTTTCTTTTGATGGAAACTCAATTGACTTGACAGTTGTTGCAGGTTATGGTATACTAGATGAGTAATTTGATCGTGCCCGTAGCCAAGTCTGGTTAAGGCATTCCGCTCATAACGGAGTTATCGTAGGTTCGAATCCTACCGGGCACATTTCGGGGGCTGTGGTGGAATTGGTAGACACTGGGCACTTAAAATGCCTTGCTCGTAAGAGCGTGAGGGTTCGAGTCCCTCCAGCCCCACTGGTCGCGGAACCGAAAGTGAGGTGATATCATTAATGCGACTGGGGCTTTGCCCCACTTATACCACACAAGGAAAAGACAATGAGAAGAAAACCTTTACATGACCCTGTTCTTATTTCAAACAATGTTTATTTATTTTCTGCTTTCTCGGCATATCTAGATAACTTTCCTTATTTGTCTGTAATGATATTAATATCTTGGACTTTGTCTTTTCTTTATCATTATTCTAAAGAGCAAGACTTCCACAAGCTAGATGTCAAAATGGCTTGCACAACAGTTGGATATGCTCTTTGGTGCTTTATTGTGGTTGATCCTCCTCCTCCAATTTATTTGTTTGTTGGTGTGGGGGTCTTCACTTTGGGAATGTTTTGTTTGAAGATTGAAAGTTATGATGATAGGTACGACCTTTATCACACCCTCTGGCATTTGCTGTCAGGTTTGTCAATTATTATTCTTTGCCATTAAAATTTATCAATAGGAGAGAAAATGGAATACTATCCAGTACACAAAATTGGTTTTGAGTTTACAGATGAAAATATGAATTACTTTCTTGATTATTTTGATCCAGAAGAGCTAGAAGAAGGAGAAGAGCCTCAGACTGCTAGGATGGATTGGGAAAGCAGCTTTGGAGACTTTTCTTGCAACAAAGCCGACTACGAGTTTGAAATGGAGTTTATTGACTTTATTTGGAATCACCTCCAAGAGGACTGTGAAATTAGGTCTTACGAGTGGCGTAAGGGGGGCTATATTCAAGGTTTGAGCGGTTTTGAGTATGGTAAGACCTATCTTACTTTTGAAGCGCCTGAAGACGGCGATGAGCGCCTCCAACTTTGCAGGGAACTGGAAGAGCGATTTGGTCTTCCAATGATTGAAGCAACATATTCTGAACTTGGCTAATTTCTTCTTGACTTCCTTCCTATAATCTGCTATAATCCTACCATACTTTTCACCACACAGGAGAACAAAATGAAAGAAAGAGTTGTGATCATTGATGGGCTCAATTTGTATTTGAGAAACTACATTGTCAACCCCAGCCTTTCAACCAATGGCGATCCGATCGGAGGCGTTAAGGGCTTTCTTGCATCTGTGCAAAAGATGATCAGAGAGCTTAAACCAGATCGGATCATTGTTGCTTGGGATGGCCCCGGAGGCTCTCAAAAAAGAAGAGCGCAAAACAAAAACTACAAAGCTGGTCGCAAGCCTATTCGCTTCAATCGTGGTGTCAAGCTGATGTCCGAAGAAGAAGAGGTCAAGAACAAGATTTGGCAACAAACTAGACTGCTGGAATACATCAACATGATGCCTATCCCACAGATCCTCTTGCAAGGTATTGAAGCTGATGACGTTATCGCAAAGATTTGCAGAACAATGCGAGGCTGTCAGAAAGTGATCGTGTCCAGCGACAAAGACTTTATTCAACTGTGTGATGAAGAAACAGTGCTTTATCGCCCAATTCAAAAAGAACTGGTCACAAAAAAGACTGTCTTGGAAGAGCATCAGATCTCCCCAGCAAACTTTGCAATGGCAAGAGCAATTGCAGGAGACAAGTCTGATAACCTTGCCGGTGTTCCCGGAGCAGGTTTGAAAACAATTGCAAAAAGACTTCCTTTCCTTAAAGAGGAGAAGGACGCAACCTTTGAAGATGTCTTCCAAGCCTGTGAGAAAGAAGAAAAGAAGCTGAAGTTTCACAATGGTATTTTGGAAAACAAAGATCTGATCAAAAAGAACTATGGACTCATGCAACTTTACACTCCAAACATTTCGCCAAACAACTCGGCAGTGATTAAAGAAGCGATTGAAGAGATCAAACCAGACTTTAACAAAACGAATATTATTAAGATGATGAATGAAGATGGCTTCGGTGTGTACGACTGGAGCGACCTTTGGAGGTTTTGCAGAAAAAATGTAGTTGACTTAAAGAATAAAGTCTGATAGAATTCTATTTAAACTCACCCCCTCAAGAAACAAAATCTAACAGGAGTAGATATGATTAACACACATGACAAGATAGACTTCTCTCGGTTCGGCAAAAAGTTCCAAGAAAGTCTCTGCCGAATTGTATTAGATGATCGCGAGTTTTGTGATCAAGTCTTTGAAGTTTTGAAGGTGGAGTTTTTTGAGGTCAAGTATCTTCAGCTTTTCGTTCAAGTTATCGTCGATTACAAAAGGGAATTTGGAACACACCCCTCAAGAGATATTGTTGCAACCATTCTTCGCTCTGGTATCGAAGATGAATCTGATGTCCTCAAGAAGCAAGTGCGAGATTACTTCACAAAGCTGATGACAACAGTGCCAGACTTTGAAGGGGACGCATTCATCAAGAAAAAGGCTTTGGACTTTTGCAGAAAGCAAAACTTGAAAGAGGCCATGATCAAATCAGCAAAGCTGATTCATTCTGCTTCTTTTGAAGAGATCAGCAAGATTATCAACGATTCTTTGAAGCTTGGATCGAACACAGACTTTGGCTATGATTACCTGAAAGACTTTGAGAAAAGGTATGAAGTGAAGTTTCGAAGGCCAATCACAACAGGCTGGAAGCAAGTCGATGCTATCACTGGCGGCGGCCTTGGTAAGGGAGAGTTGGGTGTTGTTGTGGCTCCCACTGGCGCAGGAAAATCAATGGCCTTGGTCCATCTGGCTGCACAAGCTCTGAAGCAAGGCAAAACAGTTGTTTATTACACTTTGGAGTTGGAAGATACCGTTGTTGCAAAAAGGTTTGACTCATGCCTCACCGGTGTTCATCTAACTGACCTTAACGACATGAAAGAAGTTGTTTTGGAAAAGGTTCGGGAACTTAATGGGCATTTGATTGTAAAAGAGTACCCAACAAAGTATGCTTCAACTGAAACAATCAAAGCGCACCTTCTTCGTTTGAAGAATAGAGGCATTGAGCCAGACTTTATTGCAATTGATTATGCTGATCTTTTAAAGCCAGTGCGACATCAAAGAGAAAAAAGACAAGAGTTGGAAGAGATTTATGAAGAACTGCGAGGAATTGCAAAGCTTTCAGAAGCAACTCTCTACACAGCTTCTCAAACAAACCGCTCTGGCTTGAACGCAGAGGTTGTTACAATGGAGTCAATCTCTGAAGCGTTTAACAAATGTTTTGTTGCAGACTTTATCTTTTCGCTTTCAAGAACAGTCGAAGATAAAAACAACAACACAGGAAGGATCTTTATTGCAAAGAACCGAAACGGAGCAGATGGAATGGTTTATCCTCTCTTTATGGATACTTCCAACGTTTGCATTAAAGTTATTGATGACAATGGAGAAAGTCCATCTGTTGTGATGGACAGAGCAGCGAAAAAGCAAGATGAATTGTTAAGAGAAAAGTACAAGAAATTTAAGAGCAGTCAATAAGGAGACAAGTAATGGAAAAGAGTAGTGAGATTTTGAGCGATGTCGTACAGTGGATGAAGTATTCCAAGTACGATGATAGAAAGAAAAGAAGAGAGTTGTTTCACGAAGCGGTCAATAGAAACCGCGCAATGCATTTGAAAAAGTTTAAACACATTCCCGGGTTTGAAGAAGAACTTATCAATGCTTATATGACAGTTTATGACAAGAAAGTTCTTGGTTCGATGAGGGCAATGCAGTTCTCCGGTCGTCCTATTGAGATCAACCCGGCAAGACAATACAACTGCTCTTATCTGGCAATGGATGATTGGCGAGCCTTTTCGGAGATTATGTTTCTTCTTCTCGGCGGTACTGGTGTTGGCTTCTCTGTGCAGAACCACCACATTGAAAAGCTCCCAGAGATCAAAAAGCCAATCAAAAGAAAGCGGCGTTATCTGATCGGAGACTCCATTGAAGGTTGGGCAGATGCAGTCAAGACTTTGATGAAGTCTTACTTCTCTGGAACCAGCACGATTGTATTTGACTATAGCGATATCAGAGCGAAAGGTGAGCGTTTGATCACTTCAGGCGGAAAAGCTCCCGGCCCACAACCTCTCCATGATTGCCTCCACAATATCCGAAAGGTTTTGGAAGCAAAAGAAACTGGAGAAAAGTTGACTTCTCTTGAAGTTCATGATATTGTATGTTATATTGCTGATGCTGTGTTAGCTGGTGGTATTCGCCGCGCTGCTTTGATCTCTCTTTTTGATTTTGACGACGAGCAAATGATTAGCTGTAAGGCCGGCAACTGGTGGGAATACGCTCCTCAAAGAGCAAGGTCGAACAACTCCGCTGTTGTTCTTCGTCACAAGATCAAGAAAGAAGAGTTCTTGAAGTTCTGGGAAAAGATTGAAGCTTCCAACTCTGGTGAGCCCGGTATTTACTTCTCGAACAATGCTGATCGCGGAGTCAACCCATGTTGCGAGATCTCCCTGAAGAGCCACCAGTTCTGCAACTTGACAACTGTGAATGTCTCTGATGTTTACGATCAAGAAGAATTGGAGAAGAGAGTGAGGGCTGCTGCGTTCATAGGGACGGTTCAGGCGGCGTATACGGACTTCCACTACCTAAGAGATAGTTGGAGGAAGGTTACGGAAAAGGATGCCCTTATTGGCGTTTCTATGACCGGTATCGCATCCGGTGGAGTGATGAGCCTTGACCTTAAAAGAGCAGCGCAAGTTGTCAAAGAAGAGAACGCAAGAGTGGCAGAGATGCTTGGCATCAATCCCGCTGCAAGAACAACTTGCGTGAAACCTGAAGGAACTGCTTCGATCATTCTGGGAACTTCCAGCGGTATCCACGCTTGGCACGACCAGTATTACATTCGTCGTGTTCGCGTTGGAAAGAATGAAGCAATCTATCCTTACCTGAAGGAAGTTGCTCCTGAAATGTTGGAAGATGAATTGTTTAACCCTTCAACGCAGGCTGTCATTAGCGTCCCGCAAAAAGCCCCTGAAGGTGCTATTACTAGAGACGAAGATGTTATGGACATGTTGGAGAGGGTTCGCAAGTTCAACGTTGAATGGGTTCAAGAAGGCCACAGAAGTGGACAGAACACAAACAATGTTTCTGCAACTGTTAGCATTGGTCAAGGTGAGTGGGAAAAGGTTGGAGAATGGATGTGGGAAAACCGACACAACTTCAACGGACTTTCTGTGCTTCCCAAAGACCTAGGAACTTACAAGCAAGCACCTTTTGAGACTTGCACCAAAGAAGAATACGAAAGACTTCTTGGCACACTTAAGTCACTTGACCTTTCAAAAGTTGTGGAAGAAGTGGACAACACCAATCTTTCAGGCGAGATTGCTTGTGGCGGTGGGTCTTGTGAAATAATTTAACAAAAGCTTAAACAAAGTGTTGACAAAGACCCCTACATTTGCTATAATGTAGGGGTCTTTTTGTTTGAGTTGGAGATTATTTAAAATAAAAACCTTGACAAAAGTTGTCACAATTGATATAATTGTGACATAAAGTCGAGACAGAAAAGAGTGGGTTGTGTTTCATGATAGGCAACGTGCTTAAGAACTGTTTTGACAAATTAGCTGTTAACGACACAAAGGAGAAAGAAGACATGTCAATTAGTGTAAAACAGGCAAAACAAATTTGGAAAGAGGAAGTTAGAAGGGTAAATTTTCAAAAAAAACAAACCATCAAGGTTAGTGCAAAAGGACTGCTGTTCCCAGAACAGCAGGGGTTTTCCATACAGTCTGTATGCATTAAGGCTGGAAATATTATTGAAAAAGTATTTAATAGGCTAGCAAAAGAAAGTAACAAAGTTAATTATCATGAATTAGACCACGTAACGATCCCGGGAAAGAAAAATAAAGTGCAGATTGATCTAGCCTATAGTAATAAATATTATGAAATTAAGTGTAATATTGATTTTGACACAGAAAAAAATCCAGCAGTTATTCAAAAGCTTGATCTTGTTGCGGAACATCTTTCTAAACAAAGTCTTGATAGAGAAAGATTTGCTGGAAAGATACTCGTCCCAACCATGTGGGAAGCAGCCGGATATAAATATTTTAAAGAAGGGCAAGAAGATGTAACGGTTGGTGTGAAGTCTTTTTTTGACGATATTGGCTTGGATATGACAGAGAAAGAATACAAAGATATGTGGGCTTGGATGGGTAAATACTCAAAAGGAGAAGTAAAATGATTCCGATGTTTAAGTGGTCTGGTGGAAAAAGACGAGAATTGAATTCGATTAAAGAGTGGATGCCAGAAAAATATGAAACATATTGCGAACCATTCATTGGAGGCGGCGCTCTCTGGTTAAACTTGGAGCATGATAAGTGCATTATCAATGATAGCTATTTTGATTTGATTAACTTTTATAACGTTTGTAAAAGCGATCCTAAAAAACTAGCTGATCATCTTAATTCAATAACGTCTGATTATAATAAAGATGTCAAGGCTTTAAATGCACAGTCTAAAGACGACTACAAAGATGTAGCTAAAAAGTATTTTTATGATGTTAGAGATGGTGAGGTTGCTAGCGATTTTGAGAATGCCGTTAGGTTTTATACACTTAGGCAGCTTAGTTATGGCGGCATGCTCAGGTTCAACAAAGATGGAAAATTCAACGTTCCATATGGCTATTACAAGACATTTAAAACATTTGATACGGATGTTAAAAAGCTTACAACTTTATTGAACAATACAGAGATACTTCATGGAGATTGGAAAGACGCTGTTAAAAATTGTGGGCCAAATGACTTTGTTTTTATAGATCCCCCTTACACTAGGGAATTTACAAAGTACCATCCGAATGGCGAGTTTCTAGACAAAGAGCAAGAAGAGCTAGCCAACTGGTTTAAAACAACGAAAACAAGAGCGTTGATTATTATCAACAAAGATGAATTTACTAGTAAACTGTACGATGGCTACATCAAAAAGGAGTACGAACACAATTATGGCGTTAAATATAGAAAAAAAGAAGTAGAAGATGGGGTAGAATATGTTGTTGTTTCTGAGAAGGATGTCACAGAGCCCTTGAAAGACAAGGACGCCAAGAAAGCAAATGCTGCTGTGAAAAGTTTGCAAAAGCTTGGAATCAATAATATATCTTTTGAAAGAGTTGACAAAGAAAAAAGAGATTCTCATTCTTATTCTGCTGTTCATATTATTTGCACAAACTACTAGGAGGAAAAATGAAGCCGTTAAACAGACATTATTTGGTTAAGAAAGAAGACAAAAAGAAAGAACAATCTGCTGTTCTTCTTCCGGACAATTACAGAAAGGAAGAAGATCCCCTAGTTGTTGTGGAGATTTTGCAGGCTAGTGACAATTGTACAACTAGCGTCCCAGTTGGTTCTAAAGTTGTTGTAGAGAAAACAATGATTAGAGAAGTTAAAGCATTGGGTGAAACTTATCACCTAATTCAAGAAAATTATCTTCTGGGGGTGGTTCAATGAAAGTGGGAGATATTGTATATACAATTTATTCAACGCATGTTCTTCGCTTTGGAAGGATTACCGGCACAACTACCAGAGAAGGTTGGAACGGAGAGAACTCCACTGATTGGAAATATTATGTTGTGGATTGGTTTCCAAACAAGCAATTTGAAAAATGCTTTGAGGAAGCAAAGCAGGGGTTTTATGAATATTACCAAGCGAAGCCGATCAGGTGTGATAATGTTTACCCTGTTGACGAAGACATGAAAAAACTTTTGAGAATGGCACTGGGAGAAGAAAATTGAAATATTCTAAATCAATTGAACTGTACGGAGACGGCATTGGCAAAGTTGAGTTTGTTGAGCATATGGGAACCGACCTTACAGTCGTCAACTCTGCTCGCGTGAGCTTTGGCAAACACAAAGAGATTATGGATCTGAAAGATCAAAAGCTGATTAAATATTTGATCAAACACAAGCATACTTCTACTTTGGAACACAACAATGTTACGTTTCGGTTTAAAGTTCCGCTTTTTGTCCGCTCGCAGCATCATCGCCATCGTACTTGGAAGTACAATGAGATTTCCAGAAGATATACAGACTTCAACATTGAGTTTTATGAGCCGACCCAATTCAGAACTCAACATAAGTCTAACAGGCAAGCTAGCAATGAAGATGAATTGGTCAATCCCAATGTTTATTCAAGATATTTGGGGTATGCTGCTCCGGCTAATTTAGTAATTCAAGATCATCACACAAGATCGTTGAAGCTTTTCAATGAATTGATTGACAAAGGCATTTGTAGGGAGCAAGCAAGGGGAGTGCTTCCTCAAAACATGTACACAGAATATTATGGCACAGTCGATCTAAACAACCTTCTTAAGTTTATTGGCCTTCGCACACACGAAGGAGCGCAATGGGAAATTCAAAAAGCAGCCGAAGCTTGTTTGGAGATTGCAGAAGACCTTTGGCCCGTTACTGTTAGAGCGTATAGAGAGATCAACAAAGAGGATAAATGATCAAGTGTGACAAAATAGTTATTGGCTCTTCTCATAAAGCGGTTAAGTTCGCTGTTCAAAACAACCTACCAATTATTAGAACCAAGCCCCTTCCTTTCTTCTTCTTTGACCATACCAAAGAAGAAGAAAGATCAGAAATGCTTTACTGGCATTCTTTGAAGGGGTTGGTTTCTACCCTTTCTGATTTCAATCCTTCAATCAAAATAGAAGATAATCTTATTTCTTTCCATGATGGAAAAGCCTCAAAGGAATTTGAATTTAATCATTGTTTTGTTTTTGATTATGTTCAGATTATTTCAGATCAATTCCAAGTTTTGGAAACAGAATTGTTGTGTAATAAGGTTGTTGATTGGCTTAAATTAAGAACAGGTATATACAACGAAGAAGGTTTGATTGAGGAAGATCTTGTTTTTGAGGATGATAACAGAGTGATCAACAAGATCTTCTTACACTCAACAAGTCGCGACAACCACAACAAGAATGAAAAAGACATAGCGATCTTGTCTTATCTTGAAGGCAGTGAGTTGAATGATGCAGACCTAGAAGGCTCGATCTTTCGATTGACAGTGTTGGCGAGGCTAAAAGAAGAAGGGTATAGAACTGATAGGATCGCAACAGTCTATAACGGCAGGAAATATTATAAACCAATAAAACTAGAGCATATGCACAGAGATGTCGTAAAGATACAAAAACACAAAGTAGAGACAGGTAAGAGAATAACATTTGAAAATTCGTATTACAAGGAGGTGTTAAATGGAAAAACCATACTTTGACGCAATGATAGCAAATGTCGTCGCAGTCATTCCAATAACTGATCAGAAGACAGATTATCGCTTCCCTTGGCATCCCGCCCTTCAACCGGTAGGAAAATCATTCACAGCAATACAGCGCGTCGTAGCAGATGCTTGTTTTATGGGCGTTAGTTCAATTTGGCTTGTCTGTAACAAGAATATGCAACCTCTAATCAAAAAGGTTGTTGGAGAGAGATTAAGACATCCAAGCACCTTTCTTCTGGAGAGAAGAGATACTAAACATACAGTCCCAATTTATTACGTTCCGGTTCATATCAAAGATAGACACAAAGCAGAATGCCCTTCTTGGTCTGTGCTTCACGGCTGCTTGGAGGCATATGAGATGTCTGGATTGATCTCCAAGTGGACTTTGCCTGATCGCTTTCTTATTATTGATCCTTATTTGGTATGTGATTATTATGATGCAATATACGAGAAGAAGCATATGAAGCAAGACATAAACTTTGCTTTTAAATCAGAAGGTAAAACATACAAAGATGGTGTCAACGTTCCTTTTACTATCACTTACAAGGATTGTATCGAAGCAAAAGAGAAATATGATGAACTGGCCTATGAATTTTATGAAGAAAATTCAATGGTTGAAGCAAGCATAAAAATACCTCTTGACAAAATCTTTAATTCTGCTACAATAGATCGTGATTTTGAAATTGGAAAGACATATGACATAAGAAAGTGGGAGGGCTACATGGAGTATATGCGAACAGATTTTGCAGCAGAGCTTCATAAGCCCGGCTTTGTTGCGTCATATTCTTTTGGAGAGCTTTTTAAAGAGGAGGAAGAAGATGCTTGAACCAGACAAAGTTTATGATCGGATCATAAACCAACTCAAAATTGACGCAGAGATGCCTAGAAGTTACGCAGATTTAAACTACGACGAGCAAGTTTTGATTGACACAATCTGTGAAGAGTGCTATAATGAATACCTCAACAACACTAGATTAGGCTCAATTGAAAGAATGTTGGAAGACATTGCTTTCTCTGTTGAAGAAATTGAAGACGCTGTTGTGTATTTGAAAAGAGACATAAAAAGATCCAAATAGGAGTATTAAATGGAAAGAGTAAAATCAAAACTTAAGTTTGTCGGACTTCACGCTCACTCTGTTGCTGGCTCACCCTTCGACGCTCTTGGTTACCCAAGTGATCATATGGACTTTGCCTATGAGAACGGCATGGATGCAATGGCTTTGACCGATCACGGAAACATGAATGGCTTCTCTTGGCAGCTTCTTCACGCAAAGAAGATGAACAAAGAAGGAAGAACATTCAAACCTCTCTTTGGTTGCGAAGCTTATTACATCAAAGATGTTGAAGAGTGGCAAGAAGCTTTTGATGCTGCGAATGAAAAGAAGAAAAAAGAAAAGGCAAAGGGTGTTAACATGGAAGCTTCCGAAGGAAAGAACCGTGTTCGCACCTACAACCACCTCCTCTTGATCGCACAGAACCAAAAGGGATTGAACAACCTTTTCAAGTTGGTTTCCACTTCTCACGAAGATAAATACTTTTATCGTAAGCCTCGTATCGATCTAAAGCTTTTGAAAGAATACAATGAAGGTTTGATCTGCTCTACTACTTGCATCAGTGGGCCTTTCGCACAGGTTGTCTGGGACAACCCTGAAGCTAGTCACGAAGAGCTTGTGGCCTTGATGCGTCCCGTTGTTGAAGACTTTATTGATATCTTTGGCAAAGAAAGATACTTTGCAGAACTTCAATGGAACAACATTCCAGAGCAACACAAGCTTAATAAATGTATCATTGAGCTTTCCAAGGAATATGGCATCAAGCTGATCTCGACTGTGGACTCTCACTACGCTCGACCAGAGCTTTGGAAAGACCGCGAACTTTACAAGAGGCTCGGCTGGCTTGGAATGTCGAAGAAGCCAGACTGGCTGTCTGACGAGCTTCCGCAGTCTGTTGATGAGATTGGCTATGAGTTGTATCCAAAGAACGGAGATCAAGTCTTTGAATCTTACTTGAAGTATTCCAAACTTTCCGGTCACGAATACAACGATGAAGATGTTCGACAAAGTATTGAGAACACTTACTACATTGCTCATGAGTTGGTTGAAGACTTTGAACCAGATGCAACTGTTCGACTGCCAGACTTTGTCGTCCCAGAAGGAAAGGACGAAGACCAAGCTCTAATTGAACTTTGTTTTGAAGGTTTGAAGGCTAAAGGACTGGACAAGAAGAGAGATTATGTTGCTCGCTTGAAAGAGGAGGTGACTGTTATTTCTTCTCGTGGCTTCTCAAAGTATTTCTTGACGATGAAAGCAATCTCCGATAAAGCATTGGAGTATCAGTTGACAGGAGCCGGACGCGGCTCTGCTGCTGGTTCTTTGGTTGCTTATGTTCTGGGTATCACGCAGATTGATCCAATCAAGTGGGGTCTTCTGTTCTCACGCTTTCTTCGCAAAGATGCGACAGACTATCCTGACATTGACTATGACGTTTCCGACCCTATGGCTTTGAAGGATATGTTTATTCAAGAGTGGGGTGATGATGTTGTTGTCCCTATTTCGAACTGGAACACTTTGCAGCTTCGTTCCCTGATCAAGGACATTGCAAAGTTCTATGACATTCCCTTTACGGAAGTCAACCCTGTTACCAGCAGGATGCTGAAGGAAGCTACGCCGATTGCAAAGCAAGTTCACGGCATAAAGGCGGGTGTTTACACCCCGACTTTTGAAGAAGTGATGGAGTACTCTGATTCCTTGAAAGCTTTCTTGCAGAAGTACCCAAACGTTAAGACGCACGTCTTGCAATTGTATGGGCAGGTTCGATCATGTTCAAGACACGCAGGGGGCGTGGTGGTCGGAGAGAACTTAGATAAATATATGCCTCTGATCAAGAACGGTGGCGTTCGTCAAACTCCTTGGTCGGAAGGTCAGAACGTTCGTCACTTGGAGCCTCTTGGCTTCATCAAGTTTGATATTCTTGGATTGGCTTCGCTTCGGATGATTGAATCTTGCATTGAGCATATCCTGACTAGGCAGGGAAAGAAAGACGTTTCTTTCAATGACATTAAAGAGTTCTACAACAAACACTTGCATCCGGACGTGATGGACATTAAAGACAAGGAAGTTTATGAGAATGTTTTCCACAAAGGCAACTTCGCTGGGACATTCCAGTTCACAGAAACAGGAGCGCAAAACTTTTGTGTTAAAGCAAAACCTAACAGCATCATTGATATTTCTGCTATCACTTCGATCTTTCGCCCCGGTCCCCTATCAGCCGGCGTTGATCAAGAATATGTGGATGCAAAAGAAGGCTTGAAACATGTTGAATACATTCATCCGATTGTTGAAGAAGTAACAAAAGAAACTCACGGCTTCCTGATCTTTCAAGAGCAGATTGCTTTGCTAGCTCACAAGTTGGGCAAGAACGTTTCTTTGGATGAGGGTAACAAACTTCGCAAACTTCTGACAAAGAAAGGAACGGGCAAAGGTCATGAAGAGAAAGACAAGATATACAAAAAGTTCATTCGCGGATGTTCTGAAAAGAAAATCCCAAACGGTGATGCAGAAAAGTTGTGGAAAACTTTCGAATACTTTTCGGGATATGGTTTTAATAAGTCGCATGCTGTTTCTTATTCTATGCTTTCTTACCAATGCGCTTGGTTATCATATTACTATCCTGTGGAATGGATGGCAGCGTTCCTAGATAAGGAGCCAGAAAGCAGGAAAGAGAAGGCAATCTCTATTGCAAAAGGTTTGGGCTTTGACATTCAAGAGGTCAGCATCAACAAGTCGGAAAGGCATTGGGCTATCTTGGATGACAAGACCTTGGTTCAGCCTCTCCTTTCCATCAAAGGCTTGGGAGAGAAAGCAATTGACGAGGTGCTGATGCACAGACCTTTTGATACAATTGATGAGCTTTTGTTTCACGACGAGATAAAACACAATAAACTTAACAAGAAA